TTTGAAGCAATTTAGACCGGCGCTTGTTGATCTCGTCTTGTGGGTCAAGCATGTCTTTAACGATGCCGTAGCGTTGGTTGTCACGGTCAACGTAAGCCGACTGCATGATCAGAGGGCAGAGGCTTTGGCCGTCTTCGTCGCGGTAAGGGCTAGCTCCTTGCTCAAGAATGCCACCGAACACAAATTTCGCCCAATTCCACTCGCCACCACGATTGTAATAAACAAGAACGCAAACAACACGCTTGCGACGAGGGTCTGACCACACAAACCTTGACGGCTTATCGTCAAAAGTGTCGTCAATGCTGTCTTCACGTCGGATTGACCCGTCGATGATGTCTTCTTTACCGGGATATTGAGCCTTCAAGCTATCTGTGTCCGACCAAATAACCGCGCCCTTGTATCTAGCGTCAGAAAAGTCCTCTTCCTTTGAATGAGGATCGTAAAACAGACGGTCAAAGGAGTAGTAATTGAGAACAATTTCCGGCTCACCACGATTGTTGTTTTCATGGACGATCTCAACGCCACCAAGACCCTCAACAAGAATGTTCTCCCATATCTTAGACCGCTTCTTGTCCCAGTCTGTATTCTCAGCAACAAAGCGCAGTGCATCGGTTGCTGAACTGGCTTCTTGTTCGTGCTTTGGCGTCCGCGGAAAGGCCTTTGGATCTGTCCTTGACTGCATCTCGAGACCACGCAGCCAATCCACTTTACGCCTAACCCGGTTAATAACAATAGGCGCTTGTTTGCGTTTCTGAAGTGCCGCCGCCTCTTCCGGCGTCCACTGCTTGCCGTCGTAGTAATCTCTACACTTGTGTGACGTTAGTCTGGCGTCAACTCCCGCTTCCTCAGACTCGCGGAACATGTCGCGAAGGCTTTCAATGCCTATGCTACTTTCCATGATTCCTCTTCCTCATCGTCGTCATTAAGCAGGTAATCTGCGCCACGGCTGTAACTCGTTAACTGATCGATATTATCCAAGACGGTGCCCTTACGGTGCAGCCCTTCCGCTCCGTATCTTAGGCCATCCATCAAATGATTGTTTTGGTCCAAAACGACCGACAAGACCTCTTCTGTCTTGGGGTCTACTTTGTAAGAGTACTTTTTAAGCTCGTTTTGAGTGTTGACGCATCTGGGATGCACAACGATATCGAACGACTTCAAGAAGTTAATCCCATGTTCAATTGAGCCCTTACCTTTACGACACGCTTGAATTCTTTTAATCCCGTGACGCCTGCAATAGTCGATGGACTCTGGCCGAGCATTATCAGCAATCACTGGATACTTTGTTGATCCTGGTATCTGACTTATCAGGCTCGGCAGGCGTTCCATTTCAACACCAACTTCGTAAACCTCGTGATCGATATAGAGTGTTTTTCTGTTGCTTTTGCCGGGTAGAATGCAAAACCTTAATCCTGCTGTAGGATCTTGAGAGAAGCCCCAGTCAATGCCATAAAACCAGATGATGTTGGCTGGCACTGCCAATTCTTTGACAGTGTATTCTTTAAACACCCGACTTTGTGAATGCTTAGCGTATTCACCTAGCCAAATGTGGTTGTATTCTTCAATGTCTGCCCGCTTGTCGGCTTCTGCGTCGTCTTTAATGACTTGTGGGCAAAACGGGTTATCCACATAGTTCACATGAACTAAAACCGCCCTGCCTTTGTTCTTCCTAAACAGCGCCTCTATCGGGTCCGTTGGCTCGTTTGGGTTCCAAGAAAACCACAGTTCTGAGTCTTCTTCCCTGATTGTCGGGACAAGCAGCTTGAGCGAGCGTTTCGAAGCGTTTTGGGCTTCTTCGAACCAAGCTGTATGAAATCCCTCTAGAGACTTGACTGAATCTGCTGTGTGGTCTTGCATTCCCTGAAACAGGATTAGACCACGGCCACTTGTTGACCTTATTTCGCCGTCAACACTGCGAAAAAGATGCTGAACATTCATTGATCTGACCTTAGTCTCAATCAACGCCTTGGCTGAATGCTGCAAATCCTTCTGAACTTCGCGCAAGCAAACCGTTTTATGGTGTGGATCGCGGATATGGTTGATAACGGCTTTTTCTGCGAACCTGTGTGACTTCCCGCTCCCTCGTCCACCTTTAGCCCCTTTGAAACGCGCCCTCTTCTCAAGAGGCAGCGACCATCTAGGCGTCGGTATTTGGAGTAGGGTCAACGACTACCAACTCAATCTTGGTCGGCGTCATCGTGCCATCTGAGCTGCTTAGATCTAGTTTCTCGCCATAAGCTTTAGGTTTGAGTTTTGACGCAACCCACTTTCTGGCATCAATCCTCAACCGATCTTTTTGCCAATCCGTCGATTTGTCTGCGATCTCTACAATCTCTTCAGCATAATGGTCCGCACATTCTTGTTTTGCGCGCACGTATTGGTCAACCAAAGTTTGATCAGCGTCTAACCATTTATAGAAAGCGGCACGCGAGGGATAGCTCTTGTCTCCCTCTACAATAGAGCGAAGAGAGCGTCCCTTAGAGATTTCAGAGCATATGTCATCAAAGATCTCTTGAGTGAATTCTGTCATTTGTGTTTCTATTGAGTTCAAGCATAAAAACCCCCGCTGATTTAACTACGAGGGTTTCAAGCGACCGGGAGACGCCCAGTCCAAAAAGTTAGATCCGCTTTTACCTGCGCGTCAGCGGAATACGCGCCAAAGGTTATATACCTTTGCAGGGTTTTGACCCGAGCGCCGTAGCTAGCTTACACTCGGAATATAAGTGCTTGGCAGCACCTATCTAAAAGCAAAAGCCCCGAAAGTTCCTACTTTAAACCCCGCGTGATACGTAGGGCTTCGAAACAATCAGGGCTTCGCAAAGGTCTAAATTGCAGAGAGACGCTCAAACCAGGGATCAAACCAATAATTCGAAACGCCGAATCTGGGCTATCACATGCAAAGCGCTCTGCCTTGTTCGCCTCGCAATAGGTTACGTCACCCTACAAAAGACTTCAACGGAGGCGCTTCTCTGAGAGGCAGTCGAAGTACTATTGTCTATATTTAAACTGAAGAAGGAGACAGCTTTGCTGATCTTAGCCAAGATCCTACCCGAATCCGTAACAGTTGTCACGCGCTTTTTTAACTATTTTTCAGTTAATATATTTGTAAGCCAGATACTTGAGGCCATCTTTGTACCGTCGATGCATAGCCATTTTGTTAGTACTGCGCGCTCTTGCGAGATCTTGAAAGGATCTTTTTGCTTTCCCAGTACCTGCGTCTATAAGCAGTCTTTGGGCCACAACCCACCGAACAGGCTCTTCGGGTATCGCTTTTATACGCTCAACCCAGGTGTCAAAATGCGTGATGTCGTCTGGTGCGGGCCTAGGTGGTTTAGGTATCGCCTTCATATCGGCATAATCTGAGGCTTCAGGGACGATTTGAGGCCAGTACGCTTTCGCATCCTGTGGATAGCATCCATGGGCTGGCATAGCGTTTAGCGTGGCTCCTGCTCTTTTCAGCTCTTCTGACACTACGGCGATTTTCTCGTCAATTGGAGCGCTTGCCATAAAGACCTTCTGCAACATTGATAATGGTTTGTTTTGTGAAAGAGTCATGGATATCGTCAATCGGTATCATAGCGACGCCTTGATTTTTCCATGCTGCGACCCTTAACTCAGCATAGTCTTTTTCATCCCAGGTTTTGGGTTGAGAACTTGCGAGCTGTGAACTTAGTTCAGTCATTGGACAAATGATCGTTTTTCACAAGTTACGTTATACCATATTGGCGTCTTATGTTCAATAACGGTAAATATTTGAAGATCGTTTATGAAATTTCAGGCTAATTTAGTTATTGACATCTATGATCTAAAATCATATATTACATTCATAGCCAATGAGGCAGCGCCCGCAAGGAGAAGACAAATGAACACCACACAAATTAGAAACCAGTTCCAAAAGCACCTTGAAAGAATAGTCGCCGCGTCAGGTCGTGACATTGATGTGATAGATGGCGACAGCCATGTTTCTGAAAGTCGCTATGTTGAGGCTAACGATTGGGACAATGACACTGTTTACAAGATCCGCTTCTCTAACCATAGCAATCCATGCGGCCAAGACGCTGACGTTTTGGAGACTGGCGAAGAAGGCGATTGGATGGAAGCGCTTTTTGTTACTTTGCATAAGCTGGGCCTTGTGGCCGATGCCAAATTAGAAGCTCAAGCCAAAAAGCACGAGAATAAATCCGGCCTTAACCCACGTATTCACAATGAATACATCCAAGAGCGCCGCCGGGTTGATTTCGCTGCAACTCAAAAGACCATGGAAGAATATTATGCAAGCATCTAAGATGATCGCCACAATTAAGCAGAGAATGCCTGTTTTTGTCGGGCGCTCCGTTTCTTACGAAGAGTTAGCCCATGTCACAGGATACAAAAACGGGCGTTCCGTCCAAGCTATTGCCGAAGGCAAGCCTGTCTCTCCTTTGGCAGAGATGGCTTTAAAAAACCTCCTCGCGTCCCTTCCCGACCAAGACGAAAAGCTATGGTTCCCCGAATTCACATTTGGAGAGAACACACTAACTAACGAAGAGACTATGACCATCCACAGGAACTGGTATCCTCGTTTTCTTGGGGCGCTCATTGATCCTGACATGCCTGTGATTTGGGGCGAAGATTATGCACCAATAGACCTTGAAGATAGGCTGTGCGTTAAAGATTGGATTGACCGCCCCTTAAGCGACAAGCACAAGTCAGATGTTCTTCGGTCCGCTGTTAGCTTCGTTGTGATCGAGAAGCAGAATATCGAAGCTGGAGAACTTGGCGTTTAAGGCTGAGCTAAAGGCGCTAAAAAAGAAAAGCCGCCCCTGATATTGGCAGATCTCTAATGTCATGAAGCCACGCCACC